CCCATCACCTTCTTACTGAACTTGGCCATGATCACGCCCCCTTCTTGTAGGTGAAGGACGACTTCTTCTGGTTGGCGACCTTGGCCAGACCACGACCTAACGCCTTCATCTGTGCATTGGTCTTACCGCCCTTGGCCATCTTGGCGGCGTGCATGCGCTTCTCATGCGCCTTCACTTCTTCCTTAGCGACCTTTTTCATTTTGTCCATTTCCGACTCCTTACGTCGTAGTTACCGTTACTGTACCAACTTGGGCTTGCAAAACCAAGTAATTTGGAGTTAACGCGGTGTCAAAACCTCGCGCTCCACCTACCGGATTCCAACCCCACTGGAACACCCGACTGCCCCCTTCAGGACTACCGGTCTGAGATTGCGACAAGCCAACCGTGTCTAGCGTCTGGAGTCCATTCAGGCCAGACTGAAAATAACTCACATCAGGACGAGGTTCGCGCACGGCCTGCGGGTCGTAGACCGGGTACATACCAAGTTGCAACTGGGGCTGATCTGGCTCCCAGCACTCCGGGCACACCTTGATGCTCACCATCTTGGTCTTGATGGTCAGCTTGCGCAACTGTTTGAGCAAGTACCGCTGAGCGCAGCGATCACACTCCGCAATCGTGTACTTGGCTGATGCGTACTTTGGCCCTGCCATACATCACCTGTAGAACAGAACTCGCGGCACAAAGCGGTCGTTGGCCTTGTCGCGGTCTTCCTCCGCTGCCAACTGCCACTGCTGTTCGTACTCTGCCTTGAGCATGGCCACACGCGAAGGGTCCATGTTGGGCAACTTCAGCGACATCTTGTAAGCAAGTCCCGCCACCATGCACTCCAGCAGACGAAACGGGATGTCCTGCGTCTTGACACCTGTACCCGCATCCTGAATGCGGCGCATGCGCCAATACACAAACATGTAGTACGGATTGCCTACAGAGCCTTGATTTGGCACTGGCCAAATGTTAATTGAGGGCGGGCGAGCCACATAAACCGGCGTACTAACAGGATGCGAGGTGGCGATGGTGTTCTGTTGGCCACGGCCACAATAGCTCAAATACCCAGCCGTCAAACTTGGGTCTGGCTGCACCAAAGTGCTGTAGCTGATCAACTCAGTGCCCAGTTTGATAAACCCGGCGGCGGCCAACTGGGTCACGTCGTTCAGGTAGATCGTAGTGTCTGTAGGCTGAACAGTCTGTGTAGCGACTTGAGCCGTCGTTGCGTTGGTCTCTCCGGTCTGGCGATTGATCCAAACCTGAATAGGGCGACCCTGCGCGTACTTGTTGGGGATCGTGGAGTACGTAGATTCACTGATCCGGTTGATGTTGATGTCGATCTGATTGGTACCTGCACCTGCATAGGTGCGCGTGACTTGATCCAACAGATCAATCGTATCGTTGGGCAGCGCATAGATGACCTGATTGGGGTACAGCGGAAGCTGCCCTTCTTCAATCGTCCAGAGGTTGATACCCCGGTTGGCCCATTCAATCGTCAGCAGGTTGAGACTGCGCCGCGCGGTGCGGAAATCGTAGCCCGTGCGCAGTTCCTGCCCACAACGCTCAAACGCCTCTTCGATGAGGTCGTTGACGTCAAGGTTGAAGACTGAAGTGCCGGTGGTGGTCATTTAACGGAACCTCGCGGTTTTCTTGGCAATGCCTTTCGGTTGCTTTACGAACTGCTTGCCGGAGGCTTTGCCTGCTCGTTTTGCTCGGGTTGAGGCTGCGTATTCTTGGGGGGAAAGAGCTTTGATCGCAGCTTCTGGAAGATACCTTTCACCCGTGTCAGAAGATCGTTTACCACTTTTGGTCCTCCATTTCTGGGCCGTCCAGTCCTTCAGTGACTGCTGCGGCTTTTTCATTTGCCCAGCTTCTTTAAGGTCTGCGCCAATCGAGCACGTTGACCCATTTTGCCGGGGGCCTTGGCCGCTTTGGCCAGTTTTGCCGCAGGAATCTTTTGGCCTTCCTTCACACCAAGTGCCTTGCGCAAAGCACCGGGCTTTTTGATGGCCTCTTGGATGAACTTGCCTCCCTTGGCCATACCACCCTTCTTCGCGGTTTCAACACCACGGCCCTTGAGGATGTCGGCTTGGGTAACCTTGCCGTCGCCGGTCAGATCAGGAAACTTACTAGCCACGGTAACCTCCACCTTTTGCCTTGTACTGCTTGGCCAGAAGCTGCGCTTTTCTTGCGCTCCACTGACCTGCCGCAGTACCTTGAACAGCCTGACCCTTGATCTTCTCAAACAGCGATTTGCGCATGCCGGGTTTGGTGTAGTTCCCGGCCTCGTTGACCTTGGACTTCACCTCGCCGCCCTCAGCGTACTGGTCAAAGTTCGTGTCATCACGACGCTGCTTGACCTTCGCCTTTGGCATTTTGGAGGAGGAGATGGCCCCCATCATGATCAGACAATCTTTCCGCGAGTCTTGCCGCGAATCGCACAGCCGTCAGCACGCTTGGACGCGGAGCCAACCTTGCCACCCGCCTTCATGCCTGCGCTGGTGGGGGCCACACCGGGCTGCTGCTGACGCTCTCGCTCTTTGTCCTTCTCACGGTCCCGACGAATGGCATCAGCCACAGCGCCAAGAGCGCCAAACTGAGTCAGGTTACCCAGACCTTCACCAGTAGCAATACCGGCCAACGGAGATACGTCGCTGAACTTCATGATTACCCCATCGAGATCATCTTGCCTTTGGTTTTGCCACGAGTGGCGCAACCATCAGCACGCTTAGACGCGGAACCAACAGAACCACCCTTCTTGTAACCAGCCTGCTGGTACGCCTCGTATTCACGAGCGGCAGAAGGCACAGACTCCCGCATGGCCTTGGCCGCACGCATGTCATCACGCGCGGACTTGGCCATCGTGGTGGAAATTTTGGACAGGAAGTCCTGCTCTCCAGCGATGCCCTTGCGCATGAGTTCACGAGACTGCTCAAGTTTGGCGGTCTCTTTTTCGGTGGGTTTGCGAATGTTGGGCATCGCGGTCTCCTTAGCAGGCTTTGCCGCCCTTGTTCATCTTGATCATCGTGCCCTTGGTCTTGCCCTTCACGGCAACACCATCACGGCTGGGGGCAGCGGTCTTTACAGCACCCATCTTGGAAGCGGCCATACCGCCCTTGGCCATCTTCTTCATGCCAGCTTCTTTCATCTCATGCTTGATCATGGACTTGGGAGCGCCCTTCTTCTTCATGAAAGACACTTCCTTCTTCATCATCGCTTTGGATTCAGCCATTTCGCCACCTCTTGAAAATTTGCGGCCTTTGTCGGCCTTGATGAACTCAGCCCCAACGGATTGGGGCACGCCTGCCTTCTTGGCAAACGATGGATTGTTGGCCACCGCAGCCATGAAATCGTGTTGCTTGCGGCTGGTGCTAGGCATGACTGCGCTCCACCAACCGGTCGATCTTCTCTTCCAACCGGTCAAACCGGCGGTTGATCTCGGCCTGCACTTCGCGCAGGTCGTTACGAGGGACGTACTCCTTGGCAACCTCAGTCTTGAAGGCGGCTAGACCATCCTTCGTGTTCTTGACCGAATCAAGTGCGTCTTTCAAAAACCACCCCACAACACCAAGGAGGAAGTATGAAATCCCTGTTAGAAGTTCAATGATTGCCATCTCAGCAGTTCCATGCCCGCAAAGATTTATTGATGCGGCTGTTCGGATCGTTGGCGGTCTTGGTGCTCGTCAACTTCTTTTTCATGCCTTTCATGCGGGCACAAAAAGAGTCGCGCCGTGGGCCGCCCTCTGGTTGTGGTGCCTTCAGCCCCGGCTTGCCCGGATTGGCAGCGTTGTAAGAGGCGCGCCCCTTGGCGTTCAAGCCGCCCTTGGGGTTCTTGCCTTCCTTGCGCTGCCATGCCGGACTCTTAGCCATAGAACACCACAGCCGTTGTGCCGGTGCCAGCAAGGGTCACGTGAATGTTGGTCAAGCAAAGCACGCCTTCACCGGGAATGATCACGGAAAAAGGCGTCCCATCTTGCGCGGTTGCGGTCGAAATAAGGACCGTGCCGCTTGCTCCACCATCACGCACGACAACGGAACCCGTGGCTGTTCCGGGCGTGATAAACAGCCCTTTCAACCGGGTTCGCGCTGCGTACACCGTGGACGTCGTAGAGACGTACCCGGCTTTAACGTCGGTTTGCATCATGGCGATGCCCCCTTATCAGGTAAGCAGGCCGAGGTTCTTGAGCGCAGCGACGACCTGACCCATGGTGTAGCCACCAAACGTAGCCGTGTCGTCAGCAATGCCACTGGTGCCAGCCGAAAACGCCGCAGCAGTAACTGCCGTCGTGGGGCGAACGATTTTGGTTGCGCCGTAGAAACCGATGGTATCGGTAGCGGCGTTGCCAACGCCCGTGTTACCAGTGATTTCAACGTTGTTGAACGTCGAAGTACCGGTGGTGGCAGTGACGTTGCCAGTCACATTACCAGTGACGTTGCCAATCACGTTACCAGTGATTGCGCCCTCAAAGCCATTGTCAGACTTAACCGGGCCGGAGAAGGTAGTGCGTGCCATTGAAGGCTCCTCATTTTGCGCTTGCTGTCTGTGAGGTCAGTCCGCCAAGCCGGTCAGCAAGCAGTGGGTAATCTTGGACTTGGGGTGATTTATACACCCATCTCAGGAAAAAGAAAAGGGGGCCGAAGCCCCCTTCTCATCAGGCACCTTGCGAGCCAAACATGCCCAGCGGGTCAGACCAGCCGAACGAGTAACGCTCACGAGACTTGTAGCGGACGTTGCCGGTGTCGAAATCACCGTCCATCGACTGCGACAAGGGGGTACGCACGAAGTGCTTCATGCCGTTAGGAACATCCGTGGTCAGGAACCAAGCGTTCGTATCGGTCAAGAAGTGGTTAATCGTGTAACCCTCGGGGATAGAACCGTTGTTCTTCAACGCGTTGATGTCGTTGTCGGCGGTCGCCACGCGGAGTTCGGTCTCCAGCAGACGGGTCGCAACGAATTGCAGCGCAGGGGGAACAACCAGCTTCTTGGGCTTGGCAGCGATCAGCAGACCACGTTCGTCCGTCCACAAGCTGATCTGAATAACGGCGGCTTCCAGAGAAGTCTCGTTCAGGTCAGAAGGGGTGGACGGCACGTTGCTGTTGGTACCACCAGACACCAGCGGGTGCGCATTGGAGAACAGAGCCACGCCATCGCCACCGGGGTAGCTGGCGGAGAAGCCGTTGTTCAGAACCGCAGCGGCCTTCACCTGCTTGGTGTAAGCCATGGCACGAGCCAGAGCCTTGGTGTAACGAGCCGACAGCGAGTCATAGAGGTTGTCCTCGATGGCCTCTTCCGTCAGGCTGAAACCCAGAGCGATGGTTTCGTGGTTGTACCGAGCGGTCCATGCTTCTTGCGCATTGTCATAAGCAATGGCAGAACCTTCCGGCTTGACCGGAGCGGCACTGAAGCCAGACAGCTTGGTTTCTTCTTCAAAGCTACGTTCCGAGGTCTCGGTTTCGTAGATTTCCTTATGCTCCTCGCCATACTTGGCGTACTCAAGACCAAACAGCGCATTCAGGCCGGGCAGGAGTTCCTTGAGTAGTTGGGCACGAGAAATAGCCATGTTCAGTTACTCCTTATCAGGCGGTAGCGGTGGCGTAGTAGTACTCGTGCTGACCGTGGTTGAGCTTCACCAGAATCTCGGGGAACTGGGTGAAGACCAAGGTTGCACTAGCAGCAAACGCAGCGGACGGGGCTTGGTTCAGAACGAACGAAGTCGCGCCAGCGGAAGCCGCCGTATCTACAAACGAGCCAGACGGGATGTAGTTACCGTTGGAATCCAGCGAGCCAACGTCCGTACCAACCGGCAGAGCAAAAGGCAGAGCCGAGCAAGTAACAGTAGCGGTGGAGATGCTGGTATACGTAGCGGTACCAAGCGACACAGCGGTATCCGGCACCAGACCCAGTACGCGCAGCGGCAGAGCAGCCGTCGTAGCGGGAGTGTTGTCGGGAGCCAGAACTGCGTTGCGCGAGTCGCCCGTCGAAGTGAGGCCAGCGTTGTTGATCATGGCCAAGTTCTGACCGATCATGGCGCGGGCGCCCGATGCCACAGTGGTGCCAGACGAGCAGACCACAGCCTTAAACACCGTGTCGGGATCGTCACAGACGATGGC